AAACCATTTGGAAACCAAAATGTGTAAAAACAGAGTATGTAGACGGAGAAAAAATCAAAGAAGATACATTTTACAAGCTGATTGATGGAGAATTTAAGGAGGTTAAAGAAAATGACTAATGAAACAGTAGTTGCGGAGAAAAAAGAATCTGTAAGAACATTTGATGTTGCTCTTGCGGAGAAGTTGGAAGAAAACAAAATGGCACTGCCAAAGAATTTCAACAGAGAAAGATTTGTGCAAAATACATTAGCATTACTGCATGACAATCCAAACCTTATGAAATACAAGCAGTCTGAAATTATGATGGGCCTGATGAAAGGTGCAACATTGGGATTAGACTTTATGAACAAAGAGGCATATTTGATCCCATATAAAGACCAATTGCAATACCAAACAGATTATCGTGGAGCAATCAAACTGGCAAAACAATATTCGACAAGACCGATCAAAGATATTTATGCAAAATTAGTAAGAGATGGGGACGAATATGAAGTTGCGGTTGTTGACGGAAATCAAACGGTAAATTATAAGCCGTTGCCATTTAATGACGGAGAGATAAAAGGTGCATTTGCGGTTGTCATATTTGAAGATGGCACAATGAAATATGACGAAATGAGCAAGAAAGAGTTAGAGAACACCAGACAGCACAGCAAAATGAAAAACGGTTCTGCATGGACGGATTATACCGGGGAGATGTATAAAAAGACAGTTTTACATAGACTGTGCAAAACCATTGATTTGAATTTTGAGAACCCGGATCAAAGAAAGATTTTTGTTGAAGATGTTGCAATTGAAACAGACATAGAAAAAATTGCAGAAAATGAAATTGAAGAAAATGAAAACTCCGTTGATTTTGATGAAGATGTAATTGACGGAGAAGCAACAGACATTGAATAGAAGAGAGGAGATTTAACTATGATTAAAGCAAATGGTGGACATGTAGAATTTTCTGGAACTACAATTGAGTTGATGGCTGAATATGCAGCTGTGACAGAGAGCTTGTTTGAAATGTTTGTGAAAAATTACGGAGAAGTGGGGAATAGTCTGGTTAAACGTGCATATAAAATGGGAAAGAATACGTATAAAGAAGATGCAAAGAACGATATGAGAGGAGAAGATAAAAATGAGAATCATATCTAGTGAATGCGATTATGACGCTCCATATGACAAGTGCTTTTTATCAATTAGAGAGTCAAATATAAGTGGAAAGTTTCAGATTATAGCATCACAATACATGACGGAAACAAGCGAAAGTCATGTTATGGGGAACTATAATACAGCAGAGGATGCTTCCAAAGTGCTTAATTCATTGAGAAAGTGTTATTTTGATAATTACGCCTATTATGTATTCCCTAAAAATTCGGAGTATTCAAACAGGGAAAGGAGCGACAGGCGTGATTCTAGAATGCATAGCAACAGGAAGCAGTGGTAATTGTTACATTTTACAAGCTGACACTGGTGAAAGACTTGTATTGGATGCAGGGATATCAATATCTAGGTTAAAGCAGGCTATTGATTTTGACATTAAAACCTTAAGAGGCTGCTTGATAACACATCATCATAAGGATCATGCAAGATGCGTTGATGAATTGGAAAGGATTGGGGCATATGTTTATATGCCCTACGATATAGAAAATCCAAAAACACTTAAAAAAAATTATTTGGGAGGTTTTTCTGTATCATCTTTTTCACTGGATAATAACAATGGCAGTTTTTGCCACACAGATGCAGACGGAACAGAATGCCCATGCTACGGATATATGATAGAGCATGAAGAGATGGGGAAAATGCTTTATATAACGGATACGCAGTATGTAAAGTGGAGATTCAAGGGAATAAATCATATTTTACTTGGCGTAAATTATGACAAAGAAATTGTTGATGAAAACGACACCAAACGAAGCCATATATATAGAGGTCATATGTCAATAGAAACAGCTTGCAGATTTGTAAGTGTGACGGATTCTAAATGCCTTAGAAACGTCATAATGTGCCATTTGAGCAAGAGTAATGGAGATGGTGACAACTTCATTGCAAGAATGGAGAAATGCGTTAAAACGGCAAATGTAGATGTTGCAGATGCAGGTAAAAAATGGAGATTAAGAAATAACAATTGTCCTTTTTAGAAAGGAGATATTTTGAGCGAAGCAGAAACGATTGTTGAACTGTTCCGAGACAAATTGTTTGAGTGGTTTAATTCTGATGAGATATTTGATAGCAGGGCGTACAACACGTGCAAACCATATCAAACACTTGTTGATGAACTAGAGGGTACGGTAAACAAAATAGCAGACGAGTTGAAAGCGAGGCATTGAAATGAAAGACGAAGAATTGAAAGCAGAGAATACGGAAGATGTTGTAACTTACAAATGTCCAAGATGCGGAAAGGAATTTGAACATCTTGAGAGCATTAAACCTAATTTTTGCATGAACTGCGGATGCGGATTCTACTGGGAGGATGATGAAGAGGAATGAATAAAAGAAGTTTTGCACAGGCAATGGCAATAGAAAAGAAGAACAAAGAACGCCTGTTGAAACTGAATCCCAGGCTTAACGAAAGAAGTGGAATTTATTTCTTGACAAGGATTGATGAAAACGGATTCAAGTATGCGTATGTTGGACAGGCAAAGAATTTGTTACAACGACTTGCATCGCATTTGTCGGGGTATAAGCAACACATAGATTTGTCTCTTAAAAAGCATAAACTATGGTCGCAGGAAAATCCGTATGGTTGGGTCGTGAATTTTGAGAATTTTTCACAAAATCGGCTAGATGAGATGGAAAAATACTACATTAAGAAATATGCAGATGACGGTTACCAACTTCGAAATGTCAGCGTTGGTGGTCAAGGGTCTGATCGGTCCAGTGGACAGATTGGAGAAAGAAAGCCACCAAAGGGATATAGAGACGGTGTTGAGCAAGGCAAAAAGAACTTGGCAAGGGAATTATCCAGTATTGCCGAAAAGCACCTTAAAATCGAAATCAGAGATGATAAGAAGAACAACAAGGTGTCACAAAAGCAATACGATAAATTCATGGATTTATTGAGAGTAGGTGATTCAGAATGATATTTATGATTAAGCAGTTTATAAAAGCATGGCTGTACTATCCAAAATTAGTTAAATACCTAAATGATAGGCTGAATATTGATTATCCAACATCACGTTTCAGATATTCGAAGCATTGCTGTTTAACGGCAAGAAAAATAAAGAAATCTGGTCGCTGGATCAATAAGGAGTGATTTTAATGAAGATTTTAACAAATAAGAAATACAAGAAACTTGTTAAAGACCTTGAAGAATTAAGACACCAATGTGGCATAGTTGCGGACAAATGCGATATGGTTGCAAACAAGTTGGAAGTTAAAAAGGCAAGTGAAAACATGAATGGTAAACACACGTACTGCTCTGCTTGCACATATTCTTTTGCGTATAAAGAATATTATGGCAGTGTAGAACACGAAACTTACGGCTGCTTGTTTGAAATTCCTTGTGAGGGTTTCATAAAGAGAAAGGAAATGTAGGATGAAAATAATTGATTGGATTAATGCCGGTTATGATAGCTGCTATGAGGTAATGAAAGAGAATTTTTCAAAATCCGCTGACGAGTATCATTGCCCTGGAATGCACGTTGTAGACAGCGGCACTGTTTATCTATCACATGAATGTCTACACTGTCCGCACTTAAAATTTATACAGGAGGCAGATTTGAATGATTGACGAACAGAACATTATCCAAAAGTTGCAACAGAGAATTGATGAATACCTGTTGAAATATCCGAAAGAAAAAGATTCGGAAAAGGTTACAACAATTCGTGAATTTATTCACATATTAAAACTCGAAGCAAAGGAGAATTAAAAACGACTAATCAAGAAAAGTATAAAGAAGAGATATTAGATCTTGTAATATCTAATGCGTGTATAGGAGTTGATAATGAAACTGGTGAATTGGCTGCTTGCAGTTCGAGGGGTGGTTGTGCGTGGTGCAAATTTTATGATGATCCAGCACCTTGCGCTAAACTAAGGAAAAAATGGTATAACGAAGAATATGTTGAACCTAAAGTTGATTGGTCGGAAGTGGCGATTGATACCCAAATATTGGTATCGAACAACGAAGTAAATTGGTATAGGGGTTATTTTGCTGGCTTTGACGGAAACTTCGTGTCTGCTTGGAAAGGTGGATCAACATCATGGTCGGCTCAATTTGCTGATTATGTAAGTAAGTGGAAATATGCAAAGTTATTAAAATAATAAGGAGGATGAAAGCGATGAGAAATTTAGAGGTTTACGAAGAAAGTTTAATGGAGAATTATTTAAACTCTAACTACAATTATGTAGGTGTAGAAGAAAAGACCGGGGAAATGAGAATCTGCAAAGACATAAAATGCTCTGAATGTTCAATCGGAAAACTTAAAGAAGAAAACAAATTACAAAAATGCTCTGACGCATTTAAGATTTGGGCAAATGAAGAATATAGAGCACCAATGGCTTTTTGGGAGGATGTTGATGTTGATACCCCAATACTTGTAAGAGATTATCCTACCGATTGTTGGCATAAAGCACATTTTGCAAAGTATAAAGATGGAAATGTGTTAGCGTTTAAAAATGGGAAAACATCTTGGTCGGTTGACCAATATTCTTCATTGATTGAATGGAAATATGCAAAACTTGCGAAAAGCGAGGAAGAGAAAAATGAGAACATTGCCAATTTTATTTAACACGGAAATGGTACAAGCACTTTTGGCTGGAAGAAAGACTTGTACAAGGCGAGTAATAAAACTTCCCGACAATATGACTGGACGCCCTGTCGGGAATTCGGGAAATAGTAGCAATCCATTGGGATTTTTTTATATAGGAGGAATAAAAAGACCACCATATCAACCGGGGGACATATTGTATGTCCGGGAAACATGGGAGCGTTTTGAATGTTGTAACTGTGAGGGAGACGAAAGAGGAAATTGCCCCAAAGAGCCAAAGAAAAGCGTTTTGGATAAAACTTGTGGCTGCTACATGTATCGGGCAACAGATGAAATAAGTGGAGACGCGAAGTGGCACCCATCCATCCACATGCCGAAATATGCTGCAAGAATTTGGTTAAAAGTTACTGATGTAAGAGTGGAGCGGTTGCAGGAGATTACGGAAGCCGAAGCAATACTTGAAGGAGCGATAGATAATAGGGCATTCATCCATTCTCCGGATAATGAGTATGATCATATACATACCGCAAGAGAACATTTTATTGATATATGGAACTCCACAATCAAAAAATCAGACACTGATAAATACGGATGGAATGCAAACCCGTGGGTATGGGTGATTGAATTTGAACGGTGCGAGAAACCGGGAAAGGAGTAGGAAATGAATATTGACGAAGCGATAAAACGACACAAATCTATGGCAACAGAAGGCAGTGTCATATTTTCAAATAATCCTGATCTTGCCGAAAAACACAACAAGGAACACGAACAGATTGTAGAGTGGCTTGAAGAGCTAAAATGGTATTGGAGTATGCTCAAGCGATGCCGACCTTTCACTCTGTTTGTGGAGAAGCAGAAACAGCCTATAAAAAAAGTGTGAACATACATTTGCATCCTGTCACCATACAGAATTAAAATGTTCAGAATGCCCAGTGACGGAATTGTTAGGCGAAGAATTTTCAAATGTAATAGTTAGGTGTTATGAAGATTTTTATACTGCTGGAGTCTATGCAGGAAGTGCGTATGGAAGGTATGAAGAGTTGGAACACATAAAGCGAAAGAACCACGAAGCATCGGAAGAAGCAAAGCGTGAAGAATTTATAACTGGCAGAAAAAAGCATAGAAGCATAATTCAAAGATTTATGAGAAAGGAGTAAGGATGAGCAATAGGCCGCAGATTACAGCAATTCTCTCGCTGTCAATATTAAAACACATCTGCCCGAACAATGACCCCAGAATCTATTGGGCGAGAGAGGTAACTTTTGATTGGGCGACATCACATTCGGTCAGAGTTGATTTTATGAAATTTAAACCAGTGAACAATACTGTTTCTGGCATTGAAAAAGGTGACTTTTATTGTTATGAGGTTAAATCGTCTGTCGATGATTTTCATAGCAAGAATGGTCATAATTTCATTGGCGATTACAACTATTATGTAATGCCCGAAGAAGTGTACGAGCAGATTAAGCAAGAGATTCCTTACCGGGTAGGCGTGTACGTACCAGCCGGAATGAATTATCAAGGTGAGTGGTACGATCTTAAAGCAATCAAGAAAGCAAAGAGGCAAGACAGGAATAGACCAGTATCGGAAATGTTGCTGATGATGTTCCGTTCTGCAGCAAGGGAAAGGAGTAGTAATGGAGAGAATAACGAAAAAAAATGAAATGGGAGATTACTACTATCCAATGTGTTTTAGCAAATGTGATGGTTTAGGTTCGAGCGGAAAATGTGATAATTGTGAATTGGTTTATGATGCTTGTAAGAAGTTAGGGGAGTATGAGGACTTAGAGGAACTTATCGGCATACCGCTGAAAGAGCTTACTGAAATCTTACGTCAGCACATTCCTGATGGTTGTCAGCATCCGAAGAAAGCAATCGTACTGACTGATGGTGATGTTGACAAATGGAGAGAGTATAAGACTTTCGAGGAAGATGACAGACTTATCAAGCTACCTTGCAAGGTGGGAGATAAGATATATAGTATTTATCGTTGTTTCGATGATGGTGTGCAGGAACTTATAGTAAAAGGAATACATATGCAGTCTTACACGCCTACTAAAACAATATTATACATTGAATTTGAATCTGACGATCAAAGATGCTGCGGTAAATTAAGAGCAGAAGAACTTGGTAGAACATTATTTCTAGCAAAAGGCGAAGCCGAAGCAAAACTGAAAGAATTGAGAGGTGATAAGAATGACAATTGATGAAGTAATACAGTTA